CAGGGCACCGACCTCGAAGCGTTCAAGGCCGCGGTGGGCGAGAAGCTTCAAGCCGAGTGGGTCGGGAGCAAGGGCAATCCGGCCAGCCGGCTGGAGACGATCTTCCGCACCAACGTGCAGAGCGCCTACAACGCCGGGCGCCACGCCGAGGCCACCGACCCGGACACGCTGGCGATGCGGCCCTACTGGCAGTTTGACGCCGTGGTCGACGGTCGCACCACGAGCGGGTGCAAGGTCGCCAACGGCACCATCCTGCCCGCTGACCATGCGTGGTGGCGGCTGAACTTCCCACCCCGCCATTTCAACTGCCGGGCCACTTTTCACCCGCTGACACGGCGCCAGGCCGCAGCCGCGGGCATCGCCCCCGAGCCGCCTCCAGTGAGCGGTGCCGAGGGCTTCGGCGCCCCGCCGACCTAGAGGCACCATGCACTACCCACGACGCCCGATTCGGCTGTCCACAGGGACCGAGCCGCCGACGGAGTTTCGTCTGTTCCCGCTGGGGCAGGTCGAGACGACCAAGGGCACCTTTGTCCTGACCCCGGAGGACGCCGCCGCCTGCGTCGAGAGGCACGTTGGCTACGGCAACGACCTCTCGATTGACTACGGCCACGGCGTCTTTGAAGAGGCGGAAGGGACGCCCCAGCGCGCCGCCGGATGGATCGCCGGGCTTCAGGTCCGACCCGATGGCCTGTGGGCTACCGGCGTCACCTGGACCGACACCGCCGCGCGCATGATCCGAGCGAGGGAGCAACGCTACTTCTCGCCCGCCTTCATGACCGATGAGGACGGCCACATCACCGAGATCATGAACGTGGCGCTCACGCTCATGCCGGCGACCCACAACCTGACGCCGCTCGTCGCCAGCCGACGGAGCGGACGCACTGCAACGAGCAGGAGAACCAGTATGGAAGACAAGTACGTCGATGCGTCCGCGCTGCTGAAGCTGGCCGACGACATCGAAAAGATGGGCGAGGGCGAGGACAAGGAAAAGGCCGACCTCAAGGCCCTGGCCGAGCGCTGCCGCAAGCTGGCCGAGGGTGGCGAGACCCTGGCCAAGCTGGCGGAAGACCTGCCGCCTCCGTCCGAGAAGAAAGAGGCCGAGAAGGCCTCCGACGACGCTGGCAAGGACGACGCCGACAAGGCTGCCGATGACGACAAGAAAGAGGAGGCCAAGGCCGCCTCGCGCATCGTCATCGCGGCCCGCGAGGCCACGGGCGAGAAAGACCCGTCGCGCATCGTCGGCGCCCTCAAGGCCCTCGGCGAGAGCCAGGGCGCGGTCGTCAAGCTGACCGCCCGCGTGGCCGAACTGGAGGCGTCCGACAAGGCCGCCAAGGACCAGGCCAAGAAGGACCGCGTGACCTCGCTCGTCAAGGCGTCGGCCACCCCCGGCCCGAAGTGCAACGTCTCGCCGGCCGAGGTCGACGACCTGATCGCGCAGGGCATCAAGGACGAAGAGTGGCTCAAGGGCTACCTCGCCAAGAAGCCCGTCCTCGTCGCCGCCTCCGCCGTCGTCACCCCGGCTGGCAATGCCACCGAGGCCGCTGCGGCCGGCGCCCTCACCGAAGAGCAGAAAAACATCATCAAGACGTCCGGCCTCAGCGTCGACGACTTCTTCCAGGCCCGCGCCAAGCTGCCCGCCTGACCGGAAAGGACCACTAGACCATGTCCGCCCTTACCACCGAGCGGCTCACGCCGCAGTTTGCTGGCTCGTCCGGTCCCACCCCGGCCAAGCTCTCCCTGCCCGTCAAGGGCTCCACCAAGGTCTACGCCGGCAGCATCGTCGCGCTGAACGCCGGCTATGCCGCGCCGGCCGCTTCGGGCCTCGGCCTCGTCGCCGTCGGCAAGGCGCTCGCCACCGTCGACAACAGCACCGGCAGCGACGGTGACCTGTCGGTCGAGGTGCTGCTCGGCGTCTTCCGCTTCGAGAACAGCACCGCGGGCGACGCCATCGCCCAGGCCAACGTCGGCAACGTCTGCTACCTCGCCGACGACCAGACCGTTGCGCTGACCAGCAACGCGGGCGCCCGCTCGGCCGCCGGCCAGATCCTCAGCCTCGACTCGTCGGGCGTGTGGGTCTCCGTCGGCCTCGGTGCCTTCGAGTTGCTGAACCTCGCCGCGCTGAAGCAGGCGCAGTACATGAAGGTGGCCGCCGACGGCGCCGCCGGCACCGCCACGGCCGAGACCGCGTTCGCGCGCATCAGCCGCACCGGCACCATCGTCGGCGCCTGGATGGTCCCCTCGGCCACCCTGACCGGTGACGCGACCAACAACGCCACCCTGACCCTCGCCAAGCGCGACGGCGCGGGCGGCGGCTCGTCCACGGTCGCCGCCATCACCACCACCGCCGTCGCCGGCAACTGGGCCGCCTTCGTGCCGGTCTCGCTCGGCACGCTCTCCAACACCACCGTTGCCGCGGGCAACGTCCTCACGTTCGCCATCGCGAAGGGTGGCACAGGCGTCGTCGTCCCCGCCGGGACCCTGATCGTGGCCATCGCGCCCGCCTGACAGGAGCACACCACCATGATCATCAACGGCTCGAACCTGGCGATTCTCACGCAGAACGTCCAGATCAAGTTTCAGCAGGCGTACGAGGCCGCGTCTTCCGACTACGTCGAGAAGGTCGGCACCGTCATCCAGTCGTCCACCAAGGACGAGATCTATCCGCTCGTCGCGCAGATCCCGCAACTGCGCGAGTGGACGGGTGACCGTCAGGCGCACGACGTGGCGACCTACGATTACAAGCTGTCCAACAAGGACTTCGAGTTGACCGTCAAGCTCGACCGCAACAAGGTCGAGGACGATCAGTACGGGGTCTGGATGCAGACCGTGCTGCCGATGGTGGCCCAGCAGGCCAAGCGCAAGCCCGCCCTGCTGATCCGCGACATCATGCGCGCCGGCCAGTCGACCCTCTGCCACGACGGGCAAAACTTCTTCGACGCCAGCCACCCGGTGAACAAGTTCCCCGGCGGCGGCTTCGCGGGGTCCACCCAGCAGAACTACTGGTCGAGCGGCAAGGCGCTGACCTTCGACAACTACCGCGTCGTCCGGGCCGCGATGATGAACTTCCGCGACGAGAGCGGCGAGCGGTTCAACATCACCCCGAACCTGCTGGTTGTGCCGCCCGCGCTCGAGATGCAGGCCCGCATGATCCTCAACAGCGACATGGTGGCCGCGCAGACCTTCGGCAACGACACCAACGTCGGCGGGTACTCCAACCCGCTCAAGGGCTCGGCCGAACTGCTGGTCCTCCCGGACCTCGGCGCCGACGCCACCACCTGGTACCTGCTGGATACCAGCAAGTCGATCAAGCCGTTCCTGTACCAGAACCGCAAGAGCCCCGTGCTGGTGCCGATGTTCAACCCGAACGACGAGTCCGTGTATCGTCGCAAGGAGTTCGAGTTCGGCATCGACATGCGTGGCGTCGCGGGCGTCGCCCTCTGGTGGCTCGCCGCCAAGGCGGTCGCCTGATGGCCGCCGAGCGCACCGTGCCCGCCGTGGCGCAGCCCCAGCCCGCCGGCCCCATGGCCGAGGTCATCGCTGCCGCCAGCGCGCCCAGCAAGCCCGCCGCATCGACCGAGCGCTTCTTTCTCTGCCAGGGCCGCGGCCCCGCGCGGGGCAAGTTCCGCGGCCAGATCGCCAAGTCCTCGGACGGCGAGGGCATCTCGGTCTTCTGGGGGGAGAGCCCCCTGGAGGTCGTGCTCACCCAGGACGCCATCGACGAGTGCCGCAAGGACCCGGAGATCGTCTTGCTGGTCGGCAACGAGATGACGGCCGACGAGGCCGCCAAGCACGTCGCCGGCCCCGTGGTCGCGCGCGAGCTGGTCGACATGAGCCTGGCCTCGACCGAGGCGCTGGAGGCCGAAGTGGCCCGGCGCAAGGCCACCAAGCTCATCGCGGCCAAGTCCGGCCGGAGCTGACCGATGGCCGCCCCCGTCTTCGCGACAACCGCGCAGCTCGCCAAGGTCGTGCCGGCGGGGGCGCTCGCCTCGGTCACCACCGCGGTGCAGGAGCAGGCCCTGGCCGACGCCTCCGGCGAGGCCATGAACTACATCCCGGACCAGGCCACGACGCCGCTGGGTGAGCCGTACGACCCCGCCCTGGTGCGGCACGTCTGCTGGCTCGCCATGTGGCAGATCATGTCGTTCCGCGGCATGAACGTGGAGGCCGGCTCCAACACGATCTTCGAGATCAACCGCAACGCCGCCATCGCCTGGCTCACCAAGCTGGCGCGGCGCGAGATCACCCTGAACAGCGCGGGCACCCCGGTCGCCGGCAAGGGCGGCCCCCGCGTCGCCAGCAGCACCGCGCGCGGGTGGGGCGACCTGCCCGTCCGCTGACCGCACCCCAGCCCGAAACCGCACCATGCCAGCCGTCACCGGAGACTTCACGCAATTGGCCCTGCTCCAGAGCCAGCTTGCGCGCATCGGGTCCGAGGGCGTCAAGCGCGTGGCCAAGCAGGTCGGGCTGGAGTGCAAGGCGTTGGTGGCCGAGGGCTTCTCGCGCGGCGTCTCGCCATCCGGGCAGGCGTGGGCCCCAGTGCGCCGCGGCGGGCAACCGCTGCGTGACACCGGGCGCCTGGCGTCCAGCATCGCCCTTGTCGACACCGGGGCCGGCTTCACCGTCGGTACCAACGTCGCCTATGCGCCTGTCCACCAGTACGGCGCCACCATCCGGGCCAAGGGCAAGCACGGGCTCTACAGCCCGAAGCTGCGGCAGTTCTTTGGCAAGCAGGTCACCATCCCCGCCCGCCCGTTTCTGCCCGAGGGCGACAGCCTGCCAGCGACGTGGGCGACGCGGCTGGACGAGGCCGCCCTCGACGCGCTGGAGGCGTTCTTCGGATGAGCACCCTCGGCGACATCTTCGACGGCATCACGGCCGAACTGGTCAAGGACTGGCCCGACCTGAACCCGCGCACCGGGGCCAGGTTCATTGCCAACAACGAAGATCCGATGCCCCGGATCGTCTACATCCCGCCGCGCCCCGGCGAGGAGACGTTCGAGGCGCCGGACTACGTCGGCCAGAGCGCCACGCGCCGGCCCAAGGCCTTTCGCACCCGCGTGGCGCCGTGCGAGATCCATGTCGGCGCAGCCACGTTCGATGACATCGAGCGGCTGGCCCACGACCTCGCTAGCGCCGTCCACCGCCTGACCCACGGCGCTTACGTGCTGATCGGCGGCGGTTACCTCTCCGAAAACGAGAGCGGGTGGGCGCAATACGGCGAGGTCTACGTGCTGCGCGTGGCCTTCCGCCAACCCATTCTCGAACTGCCCATGGGCCAGTCGCAGAACGCGATCATCCCGACCAAGGCGCAGATCCAGACCGAGGCCGAGTTCCCGGACGGAACGCAGGTCGACACCCCCTATCCCTGACCCGGAGCCCTGATGCCCGACACCATCCCGCCCGGACCCCCGGGGGACGAGGGCGCCGCTGCGCCCGCTCAACCTGCCGCCCTCGATTACCCGCCCCTGGCCAAGTCGGAACCTGTGCTGTTCGCCACCACCGTGGAGGACTGGCAGCACCGACGCCAGACGCCCGAATGGGCCTACCGCGCCGCCTACGTCGCCAATCACTGGTGCGTGGGTCTGGTGCTGCCCGCCTCTGAATACGACGCCGCGGTTCATGCGGCCCAGCACGGAGAGATCCGCTTATGGCCATTCCCAACCTCCCCGACGTGTCCGTCACGATCAAGGACGGCGCCCTCGGTTCGACCGCGGGCCTCGGCACGGATCGCTGTGCCGTGGTCGGTACCTGCACCAAGGGCACGGCGAACACCGTCTACGAGTTCACCGACCTCCAGACCCTGCGCGACACCCTCGGCACCAGCGTCTCGGGCGGCCCCGCCGTCGAGGCGGCGGCGCTGATCCTCGCGGTCTCCGGCAAGCCGGTGATCGTGGTGCCGACCACCAACGCCACCGCCGGCAGCGTCGGCACGGTCACCATGACCGGCACCAGCCCCGACCCGGGCGCGACCTTCACCGGCACCCCGCTGGACGCCTACTCGATCAAAATCAAAATGACCCTCGGCGGCGCCCGCGGGACCGCCCGCTTCCGGGTGGCGTTCGATGCCGACAACCCGGCCGGCCCCACGTACGGCGACGAGATCCTCACCGCCGCCACGGTCACCACCTACGCCGCCGACACCGGCCTGACCATCGCGTTCGCGGTCGGCACCTACGTGGTCGGGGACACCTACACGGCCACCTGCGTCGCGCCGGCCTACACCAACCTCAACCTCAACACCGCGCTGACGGCGCTCGCCGCCGACGCTCGCGCGTGGCGGTTCGTGTTCGCGGTGGGCGAGGCGTCGGCGGTCTCGGGCAGCGCCACCATGGCCTCGTCGCTCGACACCTTCCTGACGGCGCAGGCGACGGCGCACCGGGACGCCTGGGGTCTCATCCAGTGCGCCAGCGACACCGACGCCAACATCATCGCCGGCTTCTCGTCCTTCTCGTCCAAGCGGGTCGCGGTCGCCGCCGGGTTCGCGTCGGTCACCAGCGTCATCTCCGGCCGGGCATTCAGCCGCGGCGCGGCGTGGCCGGCGGCAGCGCGGGCCATGAAGATGACCTTGAGCCAGGACCTCGGCGAGGTGAAGACGGGGCCGCTCGACGCGGTGCAGAGCCTCACCCGAGACGAGCGCAAGACGCCCGGTCTGGATGCCGCCGGGTTCCTCACCCTGCGCTCGTTCGTCGGGCAGAACGGCGCCTACGTCTGCAATCCGCGCATCATGGCGCCGGTCGGCAGCGATTTTCAGCTCATCCAGTACCGCCAGGTCATGGATGCTGCCGCGCGCGTCGGGTACGCGACGCTGCTCCAGTTCGTCAACGCCGAGCTGGTCGTCAACGACAACGGCACCATCGACGAGGGCGAGGCGCAGACCATCGACGCAGCGGTGACCGCTGCCCTGGCCGAGACGCTCATGCAGCCCAACCTGGCGAGCGCCGTCAGCGCCACGACCGACCGCGCCAACAACGTGCTCTCCACGAGCACCATCAAGTGCAAGTTGCGCGTCCGGCCCAAGGGCTACGCCAAGACCATCGAAGCCGAAGTGGGCTTCGCCAACCCCAACCTCTCGACCACGGTAACCTGAGATGGCGCTCCCTGATTATCCGCTCATAAATGGATTGCGTCATGATTGGAGCTCGCTCCAGATCGAGATCGGCACCCTCAAGATCAACGGGCTCAAGGCGCTGAGCTACAA